GAAATAAAAATTCAAAAAGTAGCTAAAGCTTTACACAAAGCATCAGGCTTACATAAACAACAAGCTAAAACTTTAGACTCTATCAAAAAAGCTGACGGTGGCATGATTGATATGACTAAGATGAAATATGTCTAAGCAAGGAACGTGTTGGGATGGATATGTCCAAAAGGGCATGAAGAAAAAAGGAAAGAAAATGGTGCCTAATTGTGTCCCTGCTGGCATGAAAGAAGGTGGATTAACTAAGTGGTTTAATCAAAAATGGGTCGATATAGGATCAAAGAAAAAAGGTGGAGGATATAAGGAATGTGGAAGAAAATCTGCAAGTGGATCAAAAAGAAAATACCCCAAATGCGTACCTGCTGCAAAAGCAAACCGAATGACAGAATCGCAAAGGCGTTCTGCTGTTGCACGAAAAAGATCAGCGGGTAACCCTGGTGGAAAGCCAACTAACGTTGCTACCTTTGCAAAGAAACAATGTGGTGGTATAATAAATACAACAAAGTACAAAATTTTATAGGAGAATAAAATGCCAAGACGAGAAGGTTTAAGACCAATAGGAGATTCAGTAAAAAAAATTATTGAAAAAATTCGTAAAGAACGTGAAGAACGTCAAAATAGAAATAAACCTGTTAGAACTCAACCTAAACTTCCTGGTATGAAAAAAGGTGGAGATGTAAAAGGATATATGTCAGGTGGCTTTGGTATATTTTCTAAAAAGAAAGCTAAAGCTGATGAGCCTAAAAAAGAATCTCAAGCAGAAAAGAAAAAAAGAAGATTAGAAGAATTAAAAAAAGAGATGGGTATGAAAGACGGAGGAAAAGTGAAAAAAAGAGAAGGTGGACGTGGACGTAAACCTAGACCTAGATTGGGAGTTCCTGGATTACCAGAAAGACCTAGACCTACACCTAGACCTGGTCCTCCTGGTAGAAAACCACCAAGAAGAAAACAAGATAATAGTGATAGACCTAAAGGTTTTGAATTAAAATATCCTGATCGTCCATCATCTCCTGGAAATCCTGTAGTAGTGTATTCTGTTAAAACAGGTGCTTTAATTGGTGGTCAAAAAAAACTTGATGCAAACAAGGACGGTAAAATTTCTGGAGATGATTTTAAAATCTTAAGAGGTAAAAATAACAAAATGAAAGGTGGCGGAATCGCTATCAGAGGAACTAACTTTAAAGGAGTATACTAATGAAACACGATAAAATAAAAATGCATAAAAAAATGGCTATGTCTGGTAAATCACCTGTGGGTAAAATGGGTGGAGGTATGATGAAACCTACTGGTTATAAAAAAGGTGGAAGTGCAAAAAAACCAGTTACAGTTAAAGAGATTACACCTAAAGGAAAAAAAGGTGTTTTAATTTTTAAAGGTAAAGCAAAAGATTACAAACCTGTTGGTAAAATGGGTGGTGGGATGATGAAACCTAAAAAAGCTGCTTTAGGAGCATTAATGCTTGCTAAAAAATTTAAAAAATAAAAAGGATATGTTTAAATGGCTACGTCAGGAACTACAGCATTTGATTTGTCAATTGATGACATTGTAGAAGAGGCTTATGAAAGATGTGGTCTGTCAACTAATTCTGGTTACGATTTAAAAAAAGCTAGAAGAGGATTAAATGTTTTGTTTTCTGAGTGGGGAAACAGAGGCGTTCATCTTTGGAAAGTAGAAAAACAAACACAAACTTTAACTTCGGGTACAGCAACATACACTACTCCTACATCTACTAATGATGTTTTAGAAGCATATATTTCGACTGCATCAGCACCAGGAACTAATGTTACAGATGTTACTTTATCTAAAATAGATAGATCTACATATGCAGCTTTACCTAATAAGGGATCTACAGGTCAACCATCACAATATTATGTGGATCGACAGACTACACCAACAATAACACTATATTTAACACCAGATGCATCTACTTATACACATTT